TCAAACTATCCCGTCATCATGCAGCCGGGTAATGGTGTACGTAAGTAGTCCATGCACGATGACGCCATCCAGCGCCTCACCTTCAACCGCTTCCCCGTCTTCCGTTATTAGCGACCCGCCCATCCACTTAGCGAACTGGACGCGGCCGTCGAAGGTTGCCAGTACCGTTTCACCTTCACTGGGCCTGGAAGCTCTGTCTATCACCGCATATCCTGTGTCAGTTTCGATGATCCGGCAATTGGCATCCATATGACAAATTGCATCAACGGTAAGCGTGCGCTCTGCATAATCTGTTGCTGGCGACGGGAATCCCATTAGTGAATCCTCCCCATGTTGCGCAGCATCCAGAGACGGTTCTCGCTGAATTCTGTCGTCTTATCAACAAAGTCGGTTTGATATTGCTCGATCCACGCGTTTGCATCCTCCTGGCTGAAATGCCAGTTACGAGCTGCCAGTTCCCTTATAAAATCGGCTGTGCGCAGGTATTGGTAACCCTTTGGGTTTTGCTGTATGGAAGCTACAAAGGCGGTATGTATTTCGTACTGGCGTGGCATGATGTGCACCTCATAAACACTGTTTTTATATACAGTAGATTTATCTATGCAGATGATCAAGAGCCAGCGGATATCTGTTTTACAAGTAACTGAAGTTCAGAGATTTGTTTTTGCTGAGCCTGAAACGCCATCGCCAGCTTGGCAAGCATCGCGATCGGATCAAGATAATAAGCCCCCTCCGGGTTATTCTCATCAAAGCCTTCTTTAAGCCCTTCCCCCTTCACACACTCAGGGCTGACCTGCACAAGGTCATTGGCGATAAAGCCTAACTTCTCATCGCTCTGCGGCGCGATGCCGCGGGCTTTATATCGGAATGATGCCACGCGCCACTGTTCAACTTCGGCTGCCGCGGCATCAGTATCGGTATGATATTCAATCTGTTCTTTCAGTTCCTTATCTGAAACTGCTGTTGTACTGATAGCCCCGACCAGATAATTGTCAATATAAAGTGTTGGTTGCGATCCGGTCCAGTTAATGAAATATGAGGCAAATGCCGGATACGTAGCGTCACGGCCAGCCTGACAAATAATTCCCCCCGTAGGGTAAATAGTCGCTTTTCGGTTGCCAACGGAATCAATGTTAAGGATGGTTCGACTTGTTCCGTCATTGAAATCAGCAAGAGACCCGCGCTGCCTTACCCCCTCAGCCCCGGACAAAGCTGTCAGTACAAAAGAATAAGAAAACACAGGCCCGTTCATCGGTAGCGAAATGTCTCCGGTAATTATGCCGCCTGATTTTCCATTAATTGAATTAAGACGAGCGTCATCACCGGCTGCGACCGTATTAGCTTCTGTGCCTACATTAAGAGCCGCCGCATTCCCCAGCGAACTTTTATCCGCCTTGCTGGCTAAAGACGTTGCCAGGCTGTTCCATGTCGGGCCGGTAAAAGACGTACCGTCGGGGATTTTTATCGTGGCAGTACCACTTCCGGCAAAGATTTGCTGCCAGTTCTGTTTGTCGTAATTCAGGCCGCGCAGCGCTTCAGCACTCTGCGCCACCAGCGCAGCGGTAACCAGGTTCATTGCGACGCGGGGCACAGCATACCAGGCAGCACCGGCCTGCGTTGGCCCGGTGTAATTGCTGAGTGCGGTTGCATTGTCTACCGTTTTCACCGGCAGCGTGTAAGGAATGCCGCCGACCGTAACCACAATAAAATCGGCTGCAGCAAGTTCAGTGGTGAATGAAGTGCCACTACCGGACACAGAGGCAGAATTATTCGTAAGGGTTAAGGTTCCTGCTGACATGTGAACTCCAGGCAATAAAAAACCCGGCACGCTGGCCGGGTCTGGTAGGGTGGCGTAGGGTTAATACATTGACGGGATGCAGGGGATGCTGACAGATGTCAGCCGCTGACCGACAACAGAATATCTGTCAGTCCATGTTGTGGTTGTGCGTCCCCGACCGCACCTGACCGCATTTCCGGAACGAACAAGCCCCGCCCATTTCAGGTAGTCCCATCCTCCGGATGTCCTGCTGTCGTAGCCGTACCGCCCGAGCATGATCATGCTGTCGCCGATATCCGTCCAGTTCCATGACGGAACAAACGAGGCATTACGGTAAATAAACGGGCGCCGGGTGGTGGAAAAGACACAGGTACCGTTTTTGAAAATATTGAAGCCTGTTCCCGGCGTGGGGATCATGCCACTGGCAAAAATGGCTATCTGCAGAGTTACCGTAGCTGCCACATCATCGCCATTTCGCTCCTGGTATGCGGTGACGTTAGCCCCGTCGAATTCGACGGTAACGCCGTCAGCGCTCCACTTCGCGAACACAAGATACTGATCGCGGGAAACGCCCGTATCCGGTGTGGCCCAGCTTCCTGTAAACGTTACGGTTCCGCGCCAGACACAGGATCCCACCATCGTTGCATCCGTTATTGACAGAAAATCGGTGCTGTCCTGAATCAACAGCCCCTGCCCCTGCGATGCCGGAAGGATTTGCCACACAGCAGAATTGAACGATCTGGCCCGGTTCCAGTTGTCGCTCCACCAGGTGTTCAGGGTAATGACGTTGCCGGATACGGAATAACCGGACAGCATCCCGATGGTCGGGATCAGATTTGTGCCACGGTACGTCATATAAACGGTATTGCGTGGCAACAGCACAACCTGACTTCCGGCTACATAGTTGGGGATCTGGTACTGATTAACGTCAAATTGTTCAGGGATAACCATGCTGAAAGAAGGACAGCGAAGACCGGCTGTAATTTCCATGCGCGGCCCGCCGTCCTTCAGGTCGATAAGTAAACCTTCAGGCATCACCATTTCCCCACGCGAATCATGCCGCCACCGGTCAGGTTAACGGTAAGGCCATTATCATCGAGCACCACGGTGTTATTCGTCCCGTTGAAGGAGAACTGACCGCTGGTTGCATAGACCTTCCCATGAAATTCCGCATCGCCGCCTTTCCCGAGCCGCCAGCCGCTGACGCCTGGCACGTAGTTCGACGACTGGAGCGTATCCGTGATTTTGGCGAAATCAATGGATGCCTCTTGTATCAGCACGCTCCTGATAAATACCTGGCCGTTGTAAACAAAGAACGCAGCCTGCCAGTTGCCGGGATTATTCCCGGAATAAACACCGAACTGGTCAGCGGCGACAACGACCGTCGATTTGTAGGCGCTGCCGTCTGGTTCTATCGACATGCCAAACCCGGCGCTGTACTTCACGCCATTGCGGACAATGCCGAGGTTAGTGACGTAAGACGCTTTCGCTGTCCCGTCGATGTTAACTTCAGCGGTCATTTTCTGGTTAACGGCGGCAACGAGGTTTCCTTCCGGACCAATCTGCGCCTGTACGTAAGTTGACAGGTCGGCCAGCCCTTTTTCGTTACTGGCGACCGTCGTCTTCACAACCAGAATATCGGCTCGTACCTCACCATATTGCTGATACTGATGCTCAACGGTGCCATGCACCGCCAGCGCATTCTGCATGGCGGCCTCAAGGTTGGTATCCACCCCGTTCTGTATATTCTGGAACGCGTCAGAATTACGGATCCCATCATCGATGATTTCAATCAGGCTCCCGGTATCCATTGAGCATTCAGCGGCGACAGTCACAAATGCTGATGTGCCGAAGGCGTTTATGGTCCGGATGTACCAGTAATAGGTATGCCCGACTTTGAGATCGTGTTTCGTCCAGGTCGTGCCGATACCTTCCCGCGTGGCGCCATTTTCCACCGTTATATCGCTGGCGTTAGGTAGCGGTGTTTCTCCGGACGTCCAGAAATCAAACTGTGTGGAAACGTTGACCAGATCAGCCAGCCGCGGGATCAGTGTGATGGCAAAGAACCCCTGTTCGATATCCACCCGCGACGGCGGTGGCGGTGCCTGAATATTAAATTCGAGGTATGCCTCCGGCGACTCCGCGCCCATCTGGTTAACAGCGATGACATGCGCGGTGTATGTGTTTCTCGGCAGCCCGGTCAGGCGGGTAAACGATCCGGGAACCTGCGCAGACAACACCGCGGTTCCGCCCTGGCGGATGATCACCTTGTTGTAGGCAAACTGCCCGACGTTCTGCCATGACAGCACACCCTGCACCACCTGCCCGATCTCCTCTACGGTGTATTTCAGGTTTTGCGGCTGCGCCACGCCGCCAGCAGGTAACTGAGTGAACGGCGGGCGCACAATGGGTTTACCAATGGCATCCCCCCACACGTCGGCGGTTTCCTGCTTGACCGTGAGTTGCACACCATTGCTGATGCCAAACTTCCAGTCTGTCACGCGCATTTCAACGCCGGTAATGCCAAGCGACGGGAGGCTGACTTTCACATACATGCCGGGACGATAGCGGTAGCCGCTCAGGTTAAGCGGGATATTCATCGTGCGGGAAATGCGTGTGCGCTTCAGCCGGATATCCGCCAGGCGCTGCGCCTGAAATTCGGAGGTCACAAAGCGAAGCGGCATATCCTGCGATATCTCCACCCCATCCTCGGTTACCCATTCAGCAACCGATACCGACGGGAAATCAACTTCAGAATAGCCCTGCAGCGGATCAACGAAAGTACCTTTAACCGTGTTCACCCGGTCTGTCTGAGCCACCTCCGGCATGATTTCAATATCACCGGCGATCTGATCTTCCGTGATGGTTTCAGTTGCCGGTCCGTAATATGCCCCGACCAGAATACCGTGTTTACCCGCCGTGTACGTGGGCTCTCCGGCGCAACATACCAGCATGGCTTCAAGGATGCTGGCCTTGTTTTCGCTGAGGTCAAACTCGCCATTGAGCATGTAACGGCGTTCTGAGGTGCCATCGCCGTTAGCAACAATCTCATCGCTGATGTTTGCCGCTTCCTGAAACTGATCCCAGTTGATATCGGTATCAGGCACTTTGAGATAGTTACGGTAGTAGTCGAGAATGCACAGCGCTGCATTATTGCTGTAAGCGGTCTGCCCGGTGCGCGGGTCGTAAACCTTCCGCCCGAGTTTTTCGACCTTGATATTGGGGATACCTGCCGGGAACTTCTCGGCATTGAACTTCATGGAAATACGCAGCCATGAAATGCCCTTCCCGATCATGTCCGCTTTCCACGACGGGCAGTTAGCCAGCATAAACGGATCGGCGGTCTGCCGGTCGATGTGTACCTCATGCGTGACGCTGTCGCCGAAGGTGCCAATCTCATCATCGGAAAGATAGATCGCGCCCGTTCCGGAAATGGGATGCCCGGCGAGGGTGATCGCCATATGCAGCCATTCACCATCGGTCTGGGAGCCAGGCTGTTCTTCTGAAAAGAAAAGCGTACCGGCTGACATTGTACGACCGTAAACCACGGTTTTCGGGCTGGCGGCGGCACGCAGCACCTGCTTGCGCTCAGAGGTATCGCGATACGCGTCAATCGACGGTTTCTTTGTCATCAGCTGGGTTGCCACCTGCGCAGCCACAGTGATAGCGATACCAATGGCATAAGCCCCCTGTGAAGCAGCAACACCCGCGGCAATGGTTGCAACGATTGGGATCGCAGCTGGCATTATCGAACCCTCCATACACTCAGGGGTTTCACCCGCAGGCTGACCAGCCCGGCGCTACCCGGCACCCACACCACGCCGGAATAAACCACACCGGCGCACCGGGCTCCGTTATTCTCCACGACTGCGATATCCCCGCGCTGCGCCAGTTTCACCGGCACTTCATCAAGGAATCTGCCCAGCACCTTTTCCAGCGTTCCGCCGTTGCGCAGCAACACTTTTTTTGCCCCTGTCTCCGAGTGGTAAGTACCGCGCAGAACAGCTGCAAAATCCTCACCGCACATCGCCAGAGCGCAGTCAGCCGAAAAAAGACAGCAGTCATTTTCACCCCATGAAAAAGGCCGCTTTTCAGCGGCCTTCATCACGGCGATTAATCGGTTATGCCAGTCCGGATGCTTCATGCGTCCTCACGAATAAGTAAAGCCCGGAGCATCTTTTTTGCTGCCCCAGTAGATTGAACGCTCCGCCATCTGCGCCACGTAACGGAAAATGCGATCGCCCGGTTGCGTGGCCTGGTGGGATTCATCGGTGTAACGATCGGGAAACGGGCGCTGCCAGTCCTCAAAGATATTGCTGACGGTGTACTGCAGGGCGTTCGTTTCCCCGGCGGTGGCACCGGTACTCGATACTTTGCCCTGAAAAATCATATCCGCCGCGCGTACCACGCCGCTGTCGTCAATAACGACAAGGTAGATATTCGCCTGCCTGCCAACACACCGCTCATTGAGCGTGGTGGCAAACAACGAAAGATCCAGACCGGAAAGCGTAAGTTTAAGCTGCGCCGGGCTGGTCGAATTGGTTTCACCCACATCATCAACCGCCCCCATTTTGCCCATGCCGTAATACACAAAACCGTTCAGGACAATCGTGCCGGTACCGGAATGTACATAGACGGTGCCCGATTCAAACTGGATATTCGCGGCGATCACCGCCGTCACCCGGTCGCGTGACAGCCAGTCCACCATCGCATCAGAAAACGGGGAATACAGCATTAAAACGCCTCCTCAAACTCAATGGTGTAACTGGTAAAGCCGCCGGGTATCCGGCTGCCAGCCCCCTGCTGATTGTCCTTCAGCTTAAAAATGCCGTAAGGGTTTGCCACTTCAATCGGTGCGTTTGGCGGTGGCGAAGTGCGGAGCATTGGCGCTATCGGGATAATCGCCGTCATATCCGCCGCGCTGGTCACATCTGCCGTAACCATTTTCAGTTCGTCATTAACGGTGATGTAATCCCCGGCGCGCAGCACTATCACACCCGCCACCCAGCCTTTGCTGTGTAACTCCGTGCCGGTCTGGTTTGCATCAGAAACGGTCGGGGTTCCCGCCGGCGTTCTTCCAGGCCTCCCCCAGTCACGGATTTTAACCCGCCCATACTCACCATCGAGGGACGCAATAAGCGCATCAACGCGCCGTGATTTCTCGTCGGTGAGGTTGGTCAGCGTCAGGGAGCATACCCAGCGGGTACCGGGATAACGGACGGTCTGTGAAGCACCGTTGAAAGGGGATCGAAATGTTTTGGTGTTGCTCTCCGGGCGCCATGTCAGCGCTGCGGGACAGACATCAGCAGGCCATTCAACAGCCATAATCACTCCTTACTAAACGTTCAGCAAACGGCGCGCCTGCCCGCGGGTCTGGAAGTCCTGAAGGAGTTCCTGCCTTGCCTGTTTCGCGCCATCCTGTGCCCCCTGCCGGGCGGCTTCCTGCATGGCCTGTTTAAGTGCGGCATCACCATTCCCGGAAATACTGAAATGCTGATGGATAATCGTGCTGCCACCGCCTGAGTTTACCCCCTGAGCGCCAACCATTCTGACACCAAGGGAACCATCAGCAGAGCGGGTTAGCGGCATGATGGCTTCCGGCCCGGCCTCACCCATCAGCCCGGCGCCCTTTGCAAAGGCAAAATAGGTTGGGGTATTCACCACGCTGTTGCTGTACGCGCTCAGGCTTTCGGATGCATAAACACCGCCTTTCGCATTTGGCCGGAAAGATGGCACGGCGAAAGACTGCCCAGCACCGGCTGAGGATCCGGAACTGCCGCCGCCAAATAAACCGCCGAACATTCCGCCAATCGACGAGAAGAGACCGCCGGAACTGGATGCAGATTTCAGGCTGTCCACCAGCATGGCGTTAATCAGTATTTTTTGCATCGAGCGGAGCACAGAATTAGCCCAGTCATCCCAGCTGCTTTTATTACCAGATAGCGCATCGGATATGCTACCTACCAGCCCATCCATTGAGGAACTCACGAGGTTTGCCGTCTGGGATGCGTAATCAGAAGCCTCATCTGCCCAGTTCGAGAAACCCTCCCTCATCCCAGCGCCCCAGTCAGCGCGCTGTGCATCAGAGGCTTCATAGTAGGCTTGCTGATCACGAAGGCGCTGATCGAGATACTCTTTATTCAGCGCAATCCCTTTTTCATAAAACTCCTGGCTAATTTCTTTTGCCTGATACTGCCGCAGCAGATCGGTGTTCTTATCACCGAACTCTTTCCGGATGCTGTACTCTTCCTGCATCCTCTCACGCAGGCGGGATCCCTGCCCGTACCCTGCAAGTTGAGCCTGATTTGCGGCAAGCGCAGTTGCATTGGCATCGGCCAGTGAATTCTCGTATGCAATAAGCTGCTGTTTAATTTTGGTCTGATCAATCAGGGCGGCATTCTGCAGAAGCGTCTGTTTTTGTGCATCGCTCAGCGTGGACAGTTCCCCCTGGCTGACCTGATATTTCACCTTAGCCAGTTCGGTATTCTGTCCTTCTAATGCGATTTGCTCCTTCTGCTGCTTGATCAGTCTGTCATAGGTATCAACGGCCTTTTCTTCATCTGTTTTCGGCCCTTTAGGTTTCTTCTTGTTAGCCTCATTATTACGCCACTCTTCCAGACCATTATTGATAAACTCTGCTCTGTTGGTCTGGAATTGAGGATCCGCAGTGAGTCCCAGATCATCAGCTGTGTATCCAAGCCGGGTTCGCTCTTTTGCCTCGCCCTTAAGGCGCGAAAGAGCAAGCTCACGGCGACTTTTTTCAAGCGCGTCTATCTGCTTTTGCGTGGCTGTGGCTTGAGGAACCCGCAGCGGTGTGACAGTCATTCCCTGTCTGGCCATCAGCAACTGGTTTCCCAGCCCAAGCAGGCGGTTAAATTCAGTATGCTGCCCATTCATCATGACCATCGACTGATAAAGGGCGTTTTGTTTCCATGCAGCATCTCGGATTAAATCGTTATGCCGACTTTCGTTCTCCTCCAGCGATTGTTGAATTAATTTTGCTCTTTCCTGAAGCTGATTTAACCTTTCTTGTTCAACAGCTAAATCCCCTGTGGCAATGGCAACAGCCTTAATAATATCCTCTCTGTTTTTGTTATTAAGAGAGGGATCAGACTGAGATTTGTTAAGGAGGTCTATTTGCCCCTTGAGGGCACCAATTTTTTTAGCCTGTTCGTCAATTAGTCGATTCTGTTCAGCGAGTGCATCTACACTTTTCTTTCTGTTATCATCAGCATCTGTGAGTGACATTTTCGATGTTTTATCCCTAATAACATCGATCTGGCTGGCGTATTCCTGAGCGGAGCGTCGAGCCTGCTCCTGATTTTGATACATTGTGTACCAGGCACCGGCGCCAAGCAGTAAGGCACCGGGAATACCACCAACCAAAGAGAGTAGACCTCGCGCGCCGCCACCTATTGCTCCAACAATGCTGGTAGCTCTGTTCAGCGCCTGCTGCGAAGCGGCAACGCCTAAATTGGACTGCGCGACCTTGGCATTTGCCGCAATCATCTCGCTACGTTTTTTAATCAGGTTGTCAGTTGCCAACATTGCGGCATTCGAACCTTTTGCGACATTAGCCTCAGCCAGTGCGAGGTTGTATGCCGATTTCGCGGCATCAGCATCTGCTACAGCTTTGCGCTGAATCTCAACAGCCGCGTAGTTCTGAGCGTCTGCAAGTGCAATGGCACCTTTCCTAGCCTCTATCAATTTAGCCGTTGCAGTAGAGGCACCATTAATCATGTTTCCAAACATTCGGCTGCCTCCAGCGGCGGCCAGAATACCAGCCACGGCGGCTATCTCGCCGATATTATCTGCAAGACTATCCAGCCCTCCAGCCAGGGCAGATGAAGCCCCAAGAGCATTGTTAGCTCCGCCCACCCATGCCATAAAGGCATTTTCAACCTTCTGAGCCGATCCGCTGATACTGGCTGGCAGCGTGTCAAACTCCTTACGCAATTGCTCGACATTGGTCAGTAGTGGAATGATCTTGTCAGTAGTCAACTGGCCGTTATTCGCCATGTTACGAAGACCACCGATCGTGGTTCCCAGACCAGACGCCAGCAGTTTAGCCAGACGACCACCGTTTTCCATAATGGCGTTAAATTCTTCGCCGCGCAGCACGCCGGAACCCAGAGCCTGACTGAGCTGGGTAATCACTGAACTGGCCTCTTCCGTACTGGCACCAGACAGTTTCAGCGATGTGGCGACCGTTTCTGTCACTTTTGCCACGTCAGAAGATGCGTATCCGGCGTCACGCAGGGCTGAAGCGATGCGGGAATACAGATTCGCGTTAGCCTCAAAGGATGTTCCTGTGCGCTGGCTGATATCCATCAGAGCTCGCTGTGACTCGGTAAAGTCATCTGCCCCGGTAGAGGCCAGACGCAGTCGCCCGGATAACTGATTCCAGGTGTCTGCATAATGAATAAGTTGACCAGTGGCAAAGGCACCAGCAAAAGCGCCAGCCAGACCAGTAGCGGTTGCCTTTACAGAAGCCAACTCACCATTTAAAGCTGCTAAGGCTCTCTGCGATTCACGTGTGGCTGCTGCGGCTTTTCTGCCGCCCCCCTCCATCGTTTTGTAATAATCAGCGCCCATACGCGAAGCACGGGCAATTTCAGACTGAAATGAGCTGGAGTTAGCCGAAATTTTAATAATGAGTTCGCGCAAAGTTGCCATTATATGAACCTTACTGTAGAAAAATTGCTCATCAGTCCTTACCATGTCGTATGGTTAAGAACATTCAATTTAAATGAAGAGGGAAGCATGCTGAGCTTGAATTTCGAAGTTCCTGGAAACCCAGGAGATTATTACGAGATAAAAAATAAAAATGATGGTTCGATTATTTATAAGTCAGTACGTTCTAAAATTAGAAACCTTGCACAAGTACAAAATGATTATTTTAATTACATATTATCCTCAGGGGAAAATTTGCATATAGCAATATTAGAGAGCAATGATGTTATTTCCTCATTTTTTGAAAATGAGCCAGAGGAAGCTCAATTAATAATATACAGCACTATTACAGAAGAGATGAATGCACTCGCCAGCACTATCAACGAACAAACTACAAAAATAAATGAAGAAGCACAACAGGAAAAACAAACATTCGAAAACATGGGGAAAGCAATTGGAGCTATTATTTTAGTCTTCGTTATTATACTAATTCTTTCCCAAATCAAATAAAAATTGGGCGGTACTCCGCCCTATAGTGAGGCTTCTGTTAATGCTTCCTCAAGCCCAGCGAACGGATCTTTATCTTCCGCATTCACATCTCCCCCCCACTGCAAAATAGCATCGCTAAGTGGGACTTTTGCACCCTGCGATCCGTAAATGGCTGAGACAATCTGCGCAGCATGAACGTCGCCACGGATATCTCCGACAGGGCTTATTCTGTCGTATTCAATCCACATCATCAGCTCGCTGGCTGGCATGTTCTGCCTGAGTTCTGAAAGAGTGCGCCCCATGCGGAGCGCAAGCGACATCAGAAATTTTACGCCGGGGGTTGCGACTTTTCCTGAGCGTCTTCCGCTGAAGTGATCAGATCAAGTGCCTGTTTAAGCAGACGGGAATGTACCGGGCCATAAATCTGGCGCACTTTCTCTTCATCATCAACTGAGAATACTGGCTGTTTATCTTCATCGCAGAGTACATCAAGGAAAAGTGCGACGTCAGCTTTGAGATTACGATGAGCACGCTCTGAAACAGAAAGCTCCTCATCCTCATTGCCCGTCTTTGCGATCTCCTGCCAGCGCAACCATGCTTCGCCGGAAGGTTCACGCAGTACCACTTTTGCGCCGTTCCACTCCGGTACTGCAACAGTTTTATGGCGAAAACCTGACAACTTAGCCAGGGCAAGCTCTTTAATTGATGACATGATAATCCTTACGAACCAGGTTCGATATTTTCAGGCTTGCCTTTCAGGCGAAGGGAGAATGTGGCCGCAACCACGCTGTTAGTACCGGATGACCACGTGTGCTGTCGAATTTCAGCCAGGAAAGTGAAACCTTTACCGGACGGGAAAATGACCTGAAATGCATACGTTGTGTCATTGTCGTATGCGTCACGTAGTGCGTCCTGCGCGGGATTTTTATAGAAGTTACCGGAGAGAGAAATCTCCGACTGTGCTGGCAGTCCGTTGATATTCTCCTGCTCGGTAGAACACAGGGTTGTCACATCGATATCCTGCTTTTGACCACCGGTAAACTGAATTTCTTTGATCGTGCAGCTAAGGTCAAGAAAGACGGCGGTACCCATCGTTTCTTTCGTTGCCGGCAGCGAAGAAATAAGGATCTTCGTTAACTGCGATTTTTCGTAAAGTGAGGACATAGCTGTCTCCGGGCATAAAAAAACCGCCTTTTGGCGGTTATGGATTTAAGGGATTGGTGGATTACTGAAGGATATGGACTTCAAGCGTTGCCCGGCGCAGGCCTGTATCTGGCTCATAGCCGCCGGTTTTGCTCATCTGCGTGAATCCCAGCGGCATCAGCGCGACAATCACTTGCTCGCGCAGCGCCCTGGACTCATCAACGGTACGGGAATACACATCGACCTGAAGCGCGCTGTTCTCTTCCGCCGGGCCGCAATACGTATCACCATAAACCTGATCCACCAGCGTGAAGGTGATCCACGGAGGCGAAACAGAGGGTGAACCCTGCTCATTCAGCGGCACAACATCGGGATAAACCTGCCCACCGGCCAGATAGCCAATAAGTGAAAAAACATCGGTCTCGGTCATTTTGACAGCGCCTTATCAATCGCCTGATTCGCACGCGCAAAAGCGGCATTGGTTGCGTCTTCCTGCCTGGCATCATAGGCCGGGCGGATAAACGGAACGGGCGCCATATACGACGTGCCAAGCTCAACAAACTTCCAGTAGAACGCGTTATGCGAATTGCTGGCTTTCATGGAATTATCACTGTTACCGGTGCGCGGATTCGTACCGCGAACATGCACACCGGATGTGATGTTGCCATTGCGGTCACGCTGGGTGATCACCACGATGTTTTTCTTCAGTTTCCCGGATCGCACCGGGGCGCGCTTAACTGCTTCATCTTTAAAAATGGTGGCCGCGGCGCGCGTGGCGTCAAGCATCACCTTGCGGTTTTCCGCTTTACTGAGCGCGGCGAGATCGTCCGATAAATCAAGTAAGCCGGAAAAATCCAGTTTCGTATCGATCACGGTTTCCCCCCCTGCTTACACAGAATTTCCAGCTGAGAGCCTTTTGAATCCGCAACAGGCGGCGCGGCAACATCAAGGATTTGTCCTTTATAGGGACCGGTCAGCACCTTCAGTTTTGAGGCGGCAGTGATATCGGTACGGAAGCGAACCCATACGCGGATCGTTGCTTCGGCCATTTCAGCACCAGATGAGATTTGCTCACGCCCACTGATGCCTTTTATTTCGGCATAAATATCGCTGCCATCCTGCCAGACATTCTCAGGCTGTCCTGATGGGGATCTGATGGTTGTGAAATTCATAATGCGCACGCGCTGATTCAGTCTTCCCGCCTGCATGGCACCTCCTAGAGACCATAAATCCGGTGCGGCTGTAACAAAGCCTCCACCGCCAGTGGAATTTCGGAAGTGATATTGCCGATATTTACCGCTTCACGGTTGGCGTACCAGTGCCCAATCAGCAGTAGCATCGCTGTGCGGATATCGTCATCGAGCAGGAGACGATCGGCATCATCAGCAAAACCCGGTTCATCACTGGTTTTGTAGAGCTTGCGCCGTGTCCAGGTCTGGACGTATCGCGCCGCTGCCCCGGTGAAAATTTCAAGCAGGTTATCATCGCCTGTAAAATCATCATCGATTCGGCAATGTCCGCGCACCACGGACAATTCAAGGAATTCCATAGACTCATCGCCTTAAAGAAAGGCGGCCCGCAGGCCGCCGTATACCTTAGCTGCCGGAAGCGGCAGAAATAGAACCGTAGATGAACGATTCCGGGCGTTTCACCGCCAGCGCCAGACGTTCTTCGCAACGAATCGAGATCATGTTTTTCTCGAAGTCGTCGGTGTTCTCGGTGGAAATCACCACGTTGGCATCTTCACGATCGAAGATCTGCGCACCGGCATTAAACGCCCCTGTCAGGAATTTACCGATGAACTGCTGCGCTTCGGTCGCCACGACCGGAAGCCCCCATAGCGTCGGGCCGGTCAGTGCCGCCGGGTTAGCCAGGATATAGCGGCCAAGACTGTCTTTGGTCAGTTCAATCTTCGCCCAGTCAATGAAGTGCAGGACATGGCCGGAAGCAGGGAAACGGGCAAGTTGCGCCTGCAGCATGGCAAGACGCAGAATATCAATCCCGTTCTGATGCTCAACCTGAAACGCCGGATCAAACGCTGATGCCTGCGGGACGATGCCATGCAGGTGAGCGCCGCTGCCGTCGCCGAAAAGGATTTCCTGCTCTTCGGCATATTTCAGGCCGTAACGCATTTCGGCATCAATGGTCGACTGCAACTGCGCGAAATCGTCCAGGATCTGTTTGGAGGCTTTGAACATATGCGCGATGGTAGTCACCGGCGTGATTTTGGTGGCGAATTCAATATCGCTGTACGGTTTGGCCGTATTCTCCGGAACAACCTTCGCGTTGTTGGTGAAACCAGTCTGTTGCACCCAGAAAATAGCCGGTGAGGTGGTACGCCCAGGCGCAATCAGGTCGCGAATGAAAAGACGCTGTTTCGGCGCGGTATCAATCCCCGGCAGTCGCTGCGGCTCGACAACGCGATCCGGCAGGTCAGGGGAAGTGATCGCGGCCTTCACCGGAACGCTAACGCGTTTGCCACCTTCCGCGCTGGCGGCAAAGGCTTTTAACGCCTCGGAAGAAATCACCTGTTTACCGACGGTTTCAATAACGGTTTTTGCATTTGCCAGCGGCATCTGCGCAACCTGCTGCTCCAGCTCACCCAGGGCGGCTTTCAGGGTTTTCTCAGCCTCTTTAAGGGCGTTAAATTCAGAAGCCATCTTATCGACGGTTTCTTTGGTTTCAGCAGACAACTGCCCGGTTTTCTTTGCTTCGGTCAGCGCCTCTTCTGCTTTTGCGTTGAATTTGCCGGTGGCTTCTTCAATGCTGGCAGTGACTTTTTTCAGAATATCGTTTACTTCAGACATAGCGGATCCTTATTTGACTAACGCAGCCAGGGCGTTTTCAAGAGATGAGATGGTTTCTGGTTTAATGTCGTCGGCAGCGCCCGGCGTACCGTCAGTGGTGGGGGCAGCGCCAGGCATGCCACCTGTTAAGGCTTTAATGAGTTTCCGGCGCTCAGCGCGCGGGGTGTTGGTTTTCGCCAGCAGGGCATCGAGTTTGCGCAGCGCCGCCGCGGGAGATTCGTCTTCGGTGGAAATTTCGTCGGCAGAAAGCAGGCTGTCGGCAAAACCTTTATCAACTGCCTCACTGCCGCCGATATAGGTTTCGCCATCCATCATTGATTCAATGTCAGCCGCTTTCAGGCCGCTGCGCGCAGAGTAGATATCGGCCATCGCTTTATCAAAGGGCGCCATTTCAGTAGCGACTTTTTCCAGGTCGTGCCGGTTTCCCATTGCGACTACCCAGCAGTTATGGATCATCAGGAATGCGCCACGCCCGATTTGCACTTCGTCACCGGCCATCGCGATGATGGATGCAGCAGAGGCAGCCAGGCCCAGCACCTTCACCGTCACCTTGCCTTCGTAATCACGAAGCAGGTTATAAATCGCCAGGCCTTCAAACATATCGCCGCCCGGTGAATTGATATTCACGGTGACGTCAGCACCATTCATGGAGCGCAGCGCGCCAGCGATACGACTGGCAGAAACCCCGTCTCCCCAGTAATCCTTCCCGATCACGTCAAAAATCGAGATGCTGTTGTCATCACTGCCTGCAGCACGAATGCCGCCGTTCCAGCGCTCCAGTGCAGATGCCGGGAGATCCGGTTTTTCGCGCGCAAAAGGCCGCCCCTCCGGCGCCGCCGGAAGGCTTCTGATTGTCATGGGTTCTCCTAGGCCGCCTGTTTCAGCGGTGACTGTTCGAAAGGAATATCGGGGAATACGTGATTATGGAGGCTTCGCAGTGCCATAGCCTGAGCGGTTGTGCTGCTCTGTTTCAGATCTTCAAGCGGTGTCAGGTTGAGTTGAACCGTATAGATATCACCGCCTTCGATAGGAGGCATATTTTCCAGCCGGCGAACGTCGTTACGCGACATCCAGCCATTCTGCAGCGCACTGGTGTAGTACGCCGCTCGCCCGGCACTGTCGGCACGCAGCAGACCTTCAACACTGAACTCGGCAAAAACATCCTCTTCACCGCCCAGCAGACACCGTGAAATTTCCTGCTCGATATTAACCAGTAACGGACGCAGCGTGTGGGTCAGGAACTGGAGGTTCATCCCCTCCAGGCTCGATGCCCAGCTGCTTTGTTTGGTGGTGTGCCCGACCATGAAAGGTGGCACGCGAAACCAGCGGCAGATCTCTTCTATGCTGAAGGATCGTGATTCAAGCATCTGCGCGGCTTCCGGGTTCATGGTGACATTCTGATATTTAAGACCGCCTTCAAGCACCATGATTTTTCCGGCGTTTTTCGAGCCGGTAAACGCCTGCATGTAACCCCGCAGGCGCTCACGCTGATCCTTGTCCAGTGCCTGCTCAGCTGAAAGAAAGCCCGAACTCTGTAACCCGTTCTCGAAAATCTTGGCGGCGGACTCTTCCACCGCCATCGCTGCGCCAATCACATCGCGCCCGGCCATCATCGGCATCATGCCGCAGACGCCATCCAGGCCAAAGCCGCGGATATGCATCAGGTTCTTTTCCGGGATCACGCGCTCTTTGCCGTTTTCGGTGTAGGTATATTCCAGTCGCCCGGTATCCAGACGTTTCACCACCATGTTCTGCGGAAGAAGCGGAACCAGTGAAACCAGCTTGTTGCCGATATACAGCTTCTCAATGAAGGCGTTACCCCGCAGGCAAAGACTGGCCACCAGCATCAGCATAAAGCGCGACGGTGTCATTTCGAGATTGGGCTTCCGGCATAAAACCTGATAAACCTGATTGCCCTGCGCCAGCTTTCGAGAGCCATCTGCCTGCCGTTCGTAAATTTTCAGCGGCAGGGTTGAAATGGACTCGCTCAGCAACCGGACACAGGCCCATACCGCTGACAGCTGGATTGCTTTGTCAGCCGTCACCACCTTTCCGCTGCTGCTTGTGCCGTACCATTCCTGCCAGAACGTCCCGGTGGTAAGGCTGATGGGGACGCCCAACCAGTTGAGCAGAGCGCTTTTCACCCTGCCCGGCTGCTTATTTTTATTCATCAGAAACCTACCATGATGGGATTATTGAAGAATCCGGAGAGATCCTGCTGGTCGTTGCCACCGTTAACCAGAACGCGGCTCATTGCTGTGAACAATGCCGCCGGGCCATCAATCTTGGCCTCTGGTGTGGACTTGTTCGGGAAAATGTTCTCGTTCCGGTCAGGTTTAACGGTTACGTTGGACATCATCCAGTTCATTACCGGATGATCGCTGTGATGGAAGCGGCCACCGTATACCAGTGCTTCGACCTCTTTCATCGCCTCAGAGAAATTGCGAACCGTCTGCGGTACTTCCACCAGCGGCAGTCCTTCTTCTGCCAGCGCAAGGCTGAACTGCGTCGCACTCCAGGGATCGAAGCCAATTTCTTTCAGACTCTCGCCAGCAACCCACACCTGCAACTCTTCCTTAATCTGAGCATGGTCGATTACATCCCCGTCGGTAAGGATCAGCTTGTCCATCTCGGCCCACTTACGATAGAGCTCTGCCATCTGGCGTGAACATTTCTCAAGGCGTCCTTCCGGCAGCCAGAATTTAAAATCCGCATGAACGTGGCCACCTGGCGCGCGCCAGACTTTAGCAGCTGCACAGATATCAATTTTGTTTGAAAGGTCAACGCCCACCCAGGAGGGATAGGTTTTAAGTTCGTGCTGCGGGGCGATAAACTCGCATTTTTCCCATTTCATCATGTCCATCCAGGCAGACTCAGCGGTAACCCAGATATTCATGTGTTTGGTGAAAAAGTTAATCCTGGCCGAAACCTGCTCTTTCGCCTTTTTAGCCAGACGTCGCAGATCATCCCAGCGCTTACAGATACCCAGCCCCGGATTCGCCTTCTGCCATACTTTTTCATCAAAGGGATCGTCACCTTCATCTAAGGTGTAGATGATGGCAAAAAACGTATCGTCTTTAACCAGTCCGCGTAGGACCTTAATTGCGTAATCGCGTAGTTCGTAACAGATACCTTCTTTGTTGAAGCCGGCGGTGGTGATACCGAAAAGCAGCGATTGCAGGCGCGCGCCGGTAGCCGTCTCCAGAACGTCCCAGACGTCACGGGTTTTATGAGCATGCAGCTCGTCGACGATGGCGCAGTGGATGTTCAGGCCGTCGAGGTTGTTCGCATCTGATGATAAAGGCTCGAATTTGGAGGCCGTTTGCTCCTGGTAGATAGCGAGCTTGTTGAATTCGAAGATCCGCCCAAGAGTGGCTTTCGCCTTCTTGACCATATTTTTCGCGTCTTCAAAAACAATTCGCGCCTGGTCACGGGTGGTTGCAGCGGAATAAACCTCCGCCCCGCCCTCGCCGTCTGCGCCAGCCATATAAAGCCCCACGCCGGAGCAAAGCGTTGATTTGGCATTTTTACGGGCCACCTCAACATCTGCTGTACGAAAACGCCGAACCATCACCGGCCGACCGCTGCCGTCGTTACGCAGGACGGTTTTCCCCGTCTCTTCGTTTACCAGCGGGATAACAAAACCAAAAATATTAATCAGGATGAAAACATGCCAGTCCATCAGCTCAATAGGCTGTCCTGCCAGGGCGCCTTTTACGTGAGGCACAAAATTATAGAAATTCAGAATGTGCTGCGCGCGCGGCTCACTGAAGAAAATACCGCGTTCTTCGCCGTGTGCCAGATCGTCAAGAAAACGCTGACAGGCAAGGCGCACATACTCACAGGCAATAATTTCCCCCGCCACCACCCTCTCGGCGTAGCGGATGCCTTCTGCAACCTTGGCCATTAATCCCTCGCTTTCATAAACTCGGCCAGCGGGTCAACCGCATCAGGACCTTTTGCATTCACTTTAGAGCGGCTGGCTGGCGTCATGCCGAACTCACCGAGCATGGCGCGCAGACGTTTCCAGGCATCAGCTTTCATGATGGCGGCCGGGTGAGCCTTGATCATGCGAATCTCACGCTCTTTGCCTTCGTCTGGCTCTTCGTCGCTATAAACGGCGTAGGTGTAGCCTTCTCTCTCCAGCGTATCGCAGTGATGCCGGTACTCGGTGTAAACCTCAACCAGAAGCTCAAGCGCTCTCGCGTCCAGCTGCGACATGACGCCAAGCGCATCGAGCTCTTCAGCCATACGCCTGAACCAGTATTTACCCTGCTTGTCGAAATGCTTCGGCGTTGGGGGTACCCCTGCTGCGGGTATTGGTTCGTTTTCGTTAATCGGGCGTTTTGATGGGTTACCCCTCACCAAACGTAGATGGGTCGGGGTTTTCGGTGGTCCTGACATAATCGAAAACTCCTATTAATCATCGAATGGGGGACCCCATAAAAAAGTTTTCTAACCTGCGGCGTTGTGAAAAGAGGTTAGGCGGCGGTCCTTAGCAGGCAGCCCTCTGAACTTTTGACCCACCCTCCCCCTTGATGAGAATCGATATCATTCACATCGATATAGTTGCAAATGCAATCAATTTGTTGATATCTGTTCTCATTTGAATCTTTCGCGCCCCGTCTTCGAACGGTGACATGACCAGCACAGGGCTTCGAGATTGGTCTGGTCGTCTGTTCCGCCGTTAGCTTTGGCAATGATATGGTCGACTGTCTTTGCCGGTGCTATCAGCCCGTTGCGTTTACAGTTCTGGCACAGATGTTTGTCGCGCTTCAGCACCTCAGCCCTGAGCACGTCCCACTTACTGCCATAGCCACGCTGGTGGCGGCTCTGACCGCGTTGGTGCCGTTGCCAGCCTTCGTTGCGGTGCTGGTCACAGTAACCTGATCGGTCTGTGGTTGTTCCAGAGCATCCGCGCTTGCGGCATGCTCGCGGTATCGCTGCTGGCATTAAGAAACCCTCCATGCGCGGCGCCGTTCCGTCCGCGCCTCACCATCGGGATGGCGCTCTACCGGTTCACCGTCAGCATGATCAACCAGCGACCAGCAGGGATACACCACCGGCGCACCCCATGCGTCACCCAGCGCGAAGTCAGCGGGCTTATTGCTATCCCAGCGTTCCAGCACCCTCGGTAGATGCTGAGGCGGCACGCTGTAACACACGCCATGAATGAGCTGCGGCAGTATGATGTAGTCTGCGCGCGTCCTGTCGGCGGCAATGAGCCGCTCGGCAATCTGCGCCTGATACTGAGGCGGGCGGCCAGTGCCGAGGTAAAAACTAATCAAGTCATCAGGCTTGCCATTAAGCCAGGGGATAACCTTATTGATAAACCACGGCACCGGCAGTGCGTCGTCCTCCAGCACCACCACACGGCATGATTGCTCGGCCGCCCATTCGAGAGCCCGGCGGTGATTCCAGTTAGCACCATGATTATCCTCATCAATAACCAGGTGCGCGCCGATATGCGATGCCAGGCTATCGGCCTGCTGACGCCGGGAGTGATGGCCAACAACCACAAATCTCACTTGTGCTGCCACCATGCCACCTCTTTACCAATACCGTTTGTTTTGAAAACCGTATGCACTGCCGGGCCTGTCACGATGCGACCGCCAAAGCGTTTCGCCACAATGCCAAAGGCCAGCATATCGCCGACGGCTCCCGGTGCTTTCTCTGTCTTCCAGAAGCGGTGACACTCCAGCAGGTAATACAGCCGTACAATGCCATGAGCAAAAGCCATCACGTCTTCACGCAGACCGCCAAGCAACCCGGCGTTGAGCATCACATCGTTACGGTGCTGGTCGATGAAGTCCTGATAGATGCGCTCCGGATGATGCTGCCGCGCCCATGCATCGGCATAGGTCTTTGGCTCGGAGCCAACGTAAACCATACCCGGTACCATATCTGCCCACGGTTCGCGGAGCATTTCGACATCGGTACCATCGGTACACCACACGAAGTGATATTCAGGATGATCGCGAAGGTGCTGCCAGATATGCAGCCACCGCCGGAAATAAACGTTCATCGCTACTTCCGGCACATTAACCAGACTGGCACCGGGTGGTGCGCTGGTGAGCTGGTCTGCCAGCACCACAGCTTCGGCGCCTTTGATTGATGCCGCCCAGCGCGCTAGCACTCCGGGTTCTGCCGTCATACGCTCATTGCGTTGCGGGTCAGGCTGGCTGGTTAACAGAGTGGTGATCACAACATCATGCCGCTGGCGATACTCTGCATAGCCGGTATACCCGGAGTCGCGCCGTTCGTTGTGAATCCGCACATTGCGCTTCACCTGCTCTTCCCGATCCGGACGCGGTACCGAGCGTTCAACCTGTTCATGCTCGTCCAGCGAGTGAATGAGCTTTTCTGAACCAACCACATCGGCGAAGGCCCATGAGGTCAGCCCGGCGTTGTGGATGCGCATTGCCAGATCGCTGTGCTCATACATGCCGCGTCCGTAAATCGGGTCAAAGCCGCCGACGCGTTCTATCGCGCTGCAGTGGTAGTAGAGCATAACGCCGCGCTGGCCGGTGTAAGCCACATGCTTATCGTCGCGATACAAAACCGCAATATCGTTCAGCTTGCGCGCGCCCGCAAGATCGAGAAACTGATAACTCAAATGCGGCTCGGGTGAATCGATATAAGGCAACCACCAGCCATCAGCAATTGGCCATGCGTCATCGTCCCACAAAAAGAGATGCTCGCACCCGGCATCCATCAGTGCGGACAGGCTGGCATTCTTCGATGCCACGATGCCCAGCGATTTATCGTGTCGGATCAGCTTAATGCCGTCTGGTACTACCGCTGGTTGCTGTGAACCATCGTCAACTACAGCCACCAGCGCACCAGGAGGAAGATGCTTGAGTTGATGCTCCAGCGCCTGGCTCAGCACACCAGCGCGGTTATGTGTGGAAATGGCTATGCCGATGCGGCTGGTGGTCGTGTTGCAGAAAGGCGCATATGGGACACCATCGATAGTGACCTGCATAAAGCTTCCTTTTAGATGTGAGCCTGTCGCATGGGACAGCCGCCCGAGAAAACAGCTTTCCCCAGGCTCACGACTGAAAGACTTTCGATTGATTAGCGCATGCGAAGCGCAATAAAAAGCCCCGTATAACGAGGCTAAAAAATTGCATTTATTTTAAGATATTATGTTTATATGCCTCAGCAAGATATACTAAATTTGCTTCGTCATTTGTAGATTTTAAGGTTTTTTCATATTTATCATTTATTTTTATTAAACCGACACCCGCCGTCAAAAGACCCAAACTTGTCACTAATGGGTTAGATGTATCCGCAGCAGCAGTCAGAGCACCCAAAACGGTTGCAACAAACTCTTTTGAATTCGGCATTTCAATTTTTAAATTATACCTTTGCCAGAAAAATTTTTTATTAATTTCGCTAATCGTATTAATATCAGCTAGTGCAGTGTTAAATTTATCATAAGCTTTTTTCTGAAAAAGTGGCTCATCAGGGGCGTACGCGACATCAGCATAAAGTTCATCTAAGTAATTATGGAACGATATAAAATAATCCGCATTTTTATATTTAAATTCTAAAATTTCCTCAGGTTTTACATTACCATCCGGTACAGGAAGAGCATTAAAAAGTTCAAATTGAAGGTTTCTAAGCTTATCTTCAGTAAACGGCAAAGCTAATTTGTTACCTATCTGGTGCAAATACCAATTGTACTCCCCAACTTTGGACTGCAACTCTTCATAAATACGTAATTGCTGAATTGGGAAAGCATGAACGTAATTATCGGTATTCATACCAATGGATACCCGAGGACGCTCAACAACCCCCAACCTTAATAAAGACTCCTCTTCCTCTAAAGAAAAATATATTTCTCTCGAACCAGGGATCACTACTTTATCCCAGTATAAAGAGTAGTAATTCACATCCGCACGACTCAGGCCACCTGTCGTTCTGAAGCCGCCTGTATCCAACACTTCTATACTCACTGGTGAAGCAACAACTCCTCTTTTCATTTACCTTTCTCCACATAAAAAGAAGATTTTAACACCAGTTTTTCAATTTATCACACAGTATCAGCAGAGATCATTTTTTTAGTTTACTAATACAAATAATAAGTTGAGTCATATCAGAACTGCTTTTGGTAAAAAATTCGAGATTTTTAGTTCGGCTATTTCAAACATTGTTGCCTGATGTAGTCCTGCAAGTAGTTCACTTGCCCGGTGATGGTGGCGATTCGTTCTCTGAAGGGAAAGCCAGGATTACTCTTATTAGCTACCGCTTACGCTTGCCAACCTGGCATTATGTGCCACGTTTAAATAACCCTAACGTGGCTCCTACCCACACCAGGGAAACGCTCAGGGATGAGCGTTAGTCAATGCTTGAACCTATCAGATAAACGAAATATTTCTCCATTAGCCCTCTTCGGAGGGCTGTTTTTATTGCTGCCTCTGGCTCTCAATATTCCGGATACCGGCAAGGTTGTTATTGCCCTGCTCGATAGTTGAAAGCAGCGGCCGAATCCACAGCACGGCCTGACAATACGTTATCCCGCCGGTGGCAACGGCACTACCATCGGCTGTGTCAGGCTGGCCGGAATCGGCGTGCATTGCGCTGGCACGTAAACGGTAGGCGTACTCGAGCAACCCGCGAGCAATGTCAGCAGGAACAGGCAGATCACAGGTTTTCTCACGGCGAAGAATCTCCCGGTATTCAATAACTGTTTTTTCGGT